GCTGTGAATGTGCTGCCATCTGCCGTACCATTGCTTGTACCATCTGTTGTGACGAATGGGTTTGAAACCATGCCATAACGTGTCTTGAAGCCAATCTTTGGCTGGAACGTTGTTGGGTCAATGGCACGAACCATTTGTAATGGAACATATGGGCAGTAGAAGATGCCTGCGTCATAAGCATTTGTTCCCTTGTAACCAACGACTAAGAACTGTGATGCTGAGTTCGTGTTTGCTGAATATGGGTCGATGAACACCTTGTAACGACCATTCAACATGCCGGCATATGTGTTGCCTGTGTCATCGGATGAAAGACCATCGTTCGATGATAAAGCTGGCGTGTAATCAAGCTTGCCAGCCATTGCCAATGCTGCTGCAACGTCTGACGAGCAAACGATGAAGTTACCACGGCCACGGCGTGTTTGCTGTGCGATAACGTTTGCATCGCGCTCGATTTGGAACATCAAGCCCTTGAAACGTTCCACTGACCAACGACCGTTTGAATCAACGTCAAGGTCGAATGTTCCTGCTGTTGCTGTTGAAGCAGCACCCGCCTTTGCCGTCTTGTAGATGGTACGAATGACTTCACGATTGATTTCAGCAAGAATTTCTTGTGAAAGAATGTTGGCCAATTCGCCTTCTGCATCAAGACCATGAATTGCCTTCAAGTCTTGTGCAAGTTCTACTGTGTACTCAGCCTTTAATGCACGTGACTTGGCTGTCACAGTGGTCTTCTCGATTGAGAATGCCATTTGTGCTGGGTCAACTGCTTCAGCAGTTCCCGTTGCCATGCCAAGACCTGTTGTATATCCAGAAGCGGCTACTGGGTCAGAACCAGCATGTGTGCCTGCGCCTGAGAAATCCGTGTCAGCTTCGTTGAATAACGCTTCTGTGCCTGAAGCACCGAAACCGCCCTGTGATGTGTACGATGACTTCATGGCGAAGATTAAGCCTGTTGGGCCTGTCATTGGCTGAACGCCGCAGACATCATATGCCATCAAGTTTGGAAGTGAACGACGAACCAAAGAAATCAGTATGGGGTCATATGTTCCGATTGCTGCGCCTGTTGCGTTGGCAGCTGTTTCATTCAACTGGTTATCTTCGCGCATCGCCTTTTCTTGGTTTTCAAGAATGACGGCGGTTACTGAACGCTTGTAGGCATCCTTGATTGGTGTCATTTCTGCATGGTCAAGAATTGGTGCCCACTTCTTTTCTAAATTTTCTGATAAGTACATTTGCAATCTCCTCTGTTGGTTTTTACGTGTTAAACGTTATTATTATTTATACAACCACTACTTTCCAAAACTTGTTCGACCAATCATTTCGGCATACTTTAACATTGTTCCCGATACTTCTTCGGTAATAACAGCATCACTGTCAACAACGATTGATGTTGGTGATGACTTGGGAAAATAATTGGTTTTGATAACGTTTAACTTTTGTTCAAAGATAGTTTCGTTTTCAAACTCAACATCTTCTACTAATCCGTGAAGCTTCTCAGCTTCCGTTTGAGCTAAATCTGCTGTGACTTTTACGAACACTGCTTCACGCTTTGATGCATCCAACTCTTGCTTGAGTTCAATTGATTCTGCGATTACTTCATTGACCTTTTCTACCAATGCTTCATTCTGTGCTTGCATTTCACCGAGAACATCAAATTTTTCTTCTGGAATTTCAATATAGTTTTCTTGGAATAATGTCTTTAAACCAGCAATGAAATCTTCTGTGACTTCTGCACGAAGTCCTGATTCGATTGCAACTTCGTTGTCTGTCAACCATTGTTCAGCTACATGAGTTAAATACCCATCCACATGGTTGATTAATTCTTCGTGTAATTCAACTAAAGCATCTGCTGATTCTTCCGTAAGAGCTTCTTCGATTTCTTGCATTTCAAATGCAACACGAGCTGTGACCACAGCCTCAAACAATGAAGCGGCGTTTGCCTTGAAATCTTCTGACAGGTCGGTTTCAGATGCAAACAATGTTTGAACATCTGTAGCCAATGATTCCTTGATTTTCTTCATGAACATATCTTTCTTGGCTGACATCTTCTTCTTACCATCTTTTTCAACTTCTCCGTCATCGTCATCTTCTTCATCGTCATCATCTTC